TACATCAACCGTAGAACAGAGATGTGGTGGTTAATGAAACAATGGATAGAAGAAGGAGGAGCAATACCAAACGACACCGCACTAAAACAAGAGCTAGCAACACCGATATATTGGTACGACAATGTAGGTAGACGAGTACTTGAATCTAAGGATCAGATAAAGAAGAGATTACAGGGAGCAGGTTCACCAGATTTAGCTGATGCACTAGCCCTAACCTTTGCCCTCCCAGTAGCGAAGAAAGAATTGGAGGACATATACATCAAAAGACGTAAGGAAGCTACAGGTAAAGCAGACTATGACCCATACAAGGTTGTTTAATAATAAGATCACAGATAACATTTAGATGTATATCTAATTATTTATGAATAGTGTGACCGTAAGTACTGACAGTACAGCTACTGTTGACGAAAGTAGAGTACCCAAAACCATCATCAAGCTCTGCACAGTAGATGAAGTAAAGGGAAAGTTGGATTTATTATTTCTTGAGCATTACAAAGAGATTGCTCGCAACAAAGGAATAATGAAATTAAAACCAAACTACCCAATGTATTATGCAACCGAAAAGGTTGGGGCATTATTCATTCAAGTAGCTGTGCAAAGAAATGTTTTTATTGGTTATTCTATAAATTTTGTTAGTAATCATTTTCATTATGCCGACTTAAAGTATTGCCAGAATGATGTCTTGTTTATCAAGAAGGAATATAGAGGTGGTCGAGTTGGATTAAGGTTAATGAAAGCTACAGAGAAACACGCAAAATCACTTGGATGCAAACTTATGCTGTGGCATTGCAAAGAAAACACTCCATTAAATCAAATTTTACCTAGATTAAATTACGGAGTACAAGACATTATTTATTCTAAGGAGTTGTAACCATGGCAGTTAACGCAGCAATCGCATTAGGAGCAGTTAGTGTTGGATATCAAATATATTCTGGCCAAAAACAACAAAAGGCACAAAAAGAACAATTAAGATTACAGGCACAATCTAATGAAGATGCCAAAAAAAGAGCGAAAGAAGCCGCTGACCGTGCTGATATAGAACAAAACAAAGCAAATAGACAGACAGCAAATGTAGGTGCAATACAATCTAAAGAAGAACAATCAGCATTATCAGGACCTGCCGGAACAATGCTTACTGGTTCAGGTGGAGTAGATAGCAGCCAATACAATTTAGGTGGTAACACATTATTAGGTGGATAAAAAATGAAAACAAAACGTGCAGAATTGTTAAGTAGGTGGGGGCATCTACGGTCTGAAAGGGCTACATGGTGGTCGCATTGGCAAGAAGTCACTACATATTTACTGCCAAGAAATGGACGTTATTTTCAGCAAGATAGAAACAAAGGCCACAGAAGACATAACTCGATATATGACAATACTGGTACAAGAGCATTAAGAACGTTAGGTGCAGGCATGATGGCTGGTGCAACAAGCCCTGCAAGACCTTGGTTTAGGTTAGCGACAGCAGATCCAGAGTTAAATAGTTATACACCTGTAAAGTTATGGCTAAATGATGTAACAGAACGTATGCAATTAGTGTTTACTAAATCTAATACATACCGAACATTACATGGAATTTATGAAGAATTAGGAGCATTTGGTACAGCAGGGTCAATTATTCTTCCTGATCCCAAAACATCTATCCATCATTACCCAGTAACCATAGGAGAATATGCAATTGCTACGGATTATCAGGGCAGAGTAAACACTTTGTACAGAGAATTCCAAAAAACAGTAGGAGAAATAGTAAGAGAGTTTGGATATAACAAATGTTCAACGTCCGTTAAGAATTTGTTCGACAGAGGTAATCTCGATAGTTGGATTACGTTAGTTCATGCGATAGAACCAAGGGATGATAGGGAACGTGATTTTAAAAAGAAGGACAATATGAACATGGCATACAAGTCTTGTTACTTTGAGATAGGTGGTGATGGCGAAGATGTGCTGAGAGAAAGTGGATATAAAGATTTTCCATGTGTAATACCTAGATGGGGTATAGCTGGAGGTGATATTTATGGTAATTCACCGGGAATGGAGTCATTAGGTGACATAAAACAGTTACAACATGAGCAATTACGCAAGGCACAAGGCATTGATTACCAGACAAAGCCACCATTACAAGTACCTAGCTACATGAAAAACCGTGATGTGGACAGTCTTCCGGGTGGAGTTACGTTTATTGATGGAGCACAAGGCAAAATTGAAACTGCATTTAACGTAAACCTTAATTTACAACATTTGTTAATGGATATACAGGACGTAAGGCAACGTATTAATGGTAGTTTTTATGCTGATTTGTTTTTAATGCTAGCTAATGCTACTGATACTAGGATGACTGCAACAGAAGTAGCAGAACGACATGAAGAAAAACTGCTTATGTTAGGTCCAGTATTGGAAAGATTACATAATGAATTGCTAGATCCGTTAATTGACATTACTTTTAACAGAATGATCGAAAGTAATTTAATACCACCTGCTCCAGAAGAGCTACAGGGCATGGAATTAAGCGTAGAATTTGTTTCGATGTTGGCACAAGCACAACGTGCTATTGGTACAAATAGTGTTGATAGGTATGTAAACAGTATGGGTGCGGTAGCACAAATGAAACCTGATGTATTAGACAAGTTTGATTCTGATTCATGGGCAGATAACTACGCTGATATGTTAGGTATTGATCCATCGTTAATAGTTGCAGGTGAACGAGTAGCAATGATTCGTGAAGAAAGGGCTATGGCACAACAAGCGGCAGCAAAAGCTGAAGCAGAACAACGTGCTGTAGAAAATGCAACTAAATTAAATAACAGCAAAACTGGTGATCCATCTCTAATGGATATGATGAACCAGTTTAGCGGTTACAATTCACCATCACCATTGGAGGTTTAAATGGAGTATCAAAAAAACAAAAAAGTAAAAATACCGGGAAATTTTAATTTCGGTGATTTACCTGCTGAGACTAGAATGAGAATTCTAAAAATGCAAGAAGAAGCAAGAAAGGAAGAAGAAAAAAGAAAATTAAAAACACTTTATAACAAATCAAAAATGGATTAATTATGAAGAATCAAGGATTATGGGCAAACATTCACGCAAAACGTAAAAGAATTAAGGATGGTTCTGGTGAACGTATGCGTAAAAAAGGAGCAAAAGGTGCGCCAACTAACGAAGCTTTAAAAAATAGCCAAAGTAAAAAAGCATAAGGTGTGACCGTAACACGGTTATGACTAGATATATTAGAGCATGAGTGAATACAATCCTCTCGACCTCAAGAGTCAACAGAAATCTAAGGACAATAAAAAGTCTGAAGAAAGAATTGACCGCCAAAATGAAGAGTCGGACATCAAATGGTTGATGAGCAGCAAGAGGGGTCGCAGATTAATCTGGAGACTTCTGGAGCAAGCAGGTGTTTTTCGATCATCGTTCAACACTAACGCAATGGCAATGTCATTTAGCGAAGGTAACAGGAATTATGGTTTGCAAATACTAAACTTAATTCACACTCTCTGCCCAGAACTATACCCGACAATGATTAAGGAGCAAAAAAATGTCAGAAACGCTGATGACGGAAGCCAACCAAACAAATGAAGGTGATACGCAGCAGCCAGTAGACGCAACAACTGAGCAATCAACTGAAGCAACTACTGACACACAGCAGCAAGCTGAAACTGTACAGGATCAACAAGATTCGGATGAATCCTCTGTTGAAAGTGAAACTAGCGAATCAGAAACACCAGAAGGTGCGCCTGAGACATACGAGTTCAACACTAAGGTGGCTGACGCACCAGAAGAACTCGACCCCGAAGTAGTTATTGCATTCGGTGAAGTCGCTAAAGAACTTGACCTACCACAGGACGCTGCACAAAAAGTAATTGATAAGGTTGCACCTGTCATGCAAGCCAGACAAGCAAAGATGGTTGAACAAGTAAGAGTAGATTGGGCAAATGAAGCAAAAGCCGACCAAGAATTTGGTGGTGAAAATTTAAATGCCAATCTTGAAGTTGCTAAATCATCTTTGAATACGTTTGGTACTGATGCTTTGAAGTCGCTGCTGCAAGAATCTGGCTTGGGAAACCATCCCGAAGTAATTCGGTTTATGTACCGAGCAGGTAAGGCAATTAGTGAAGATGCTTATGTTGGCAATTCTCAAGGTGCTAATGCTAAAAGCAATAGTATTCCAAAAGATTTTGACGGCATAGCAAACGCACTATATTCAAATCAGCAAAACAAGTAAGGAGTTATTAAATGGCTACACTTTCAAATTCAAATTTAACACTAGCGGATTGGGCAAAAAGATCTGACCCAGACGGTAGAGTTCCAATCGTTGCAGAGTTATTATCTCAAACCAACGAAATACTTGATGATTGCGTGTTTAAGGAAGGTAATTTACCTACTGGTGAACGTGTAATTATTAGAACTGGATTACCTTCAGTTTATTTTCGTGCCTTAAACCAAGGTATTCCGGGCAGCAAGTCAACAACTGCTCAAGTTGATGAAGCCTGTGCAATTCTTGAAGCACGTTCTGAAGTAGACAAAGACTTAGCGATGTTAAATGGTAACACCGCACAGTTCCGTTTATCTGAAGATACTGCGTTCTTGGAAGCAATGAACCAGACTCAAGCTGAGACAATGTTTTACGGTAATCCCGGAACAGATCCTAAGAAATTTCTAGGTCTTGCACCAAGATACGGTGATCTTTCCGCAGATAATGCTGTAAACATTCTTGATGCAGGTGGATCAGGTTCTGATAACGCTTCTGTATATCTAGTTGTTTGGGGTGATCAAACAGTTTATTGTCCATTCCCTAAAGGATCTAAAGCAGGTTTAATGCATGAAGATCTTGGTGAGCAAACTGTTTACAATAGTGACGGTACAAGGCTACAAGCTTTTGCTACTCGTTACCAATGGAAAAACGGTTTAGTTGTTAAAGATTGGAGATACGTTGTTCGTATTTGTAATGTTGACATTTCTGATTTAGTTGGAGTTACTGGTACTCAAGCTACTACTGCTGCAACTGCACTTGTTAAATTAATGGCAAGAGCAACTTACAGAATACCTAACATGGCTATGGGTAGAGCAGCATTCTATATGAACAGAACAGTTCATTCTGGTTTGTCAATTGCAGCAATGGATAAATCACAAAATGTTTTAGAAATTGAAAAAGGATTAAC